ATCAAGAACCATGACGCGATGAACAACATCCGTCTTGGTAACGCGACGCGTGATGACATCGACAAGGTGATCGGGGCATTGAATATCGCTGAGGCTCTCATGCGATTGAAGATTGGCCGCGATTGGTTGGTTGAGCTTCGGGCCGCTCAGGACGCTCTTCTTGCGGTGGGACGCAGAGGAGTGAAGACTGGCAAGTTCATACTGAGCGGACCCGAACTCAATTCATTGAATCTGGCGATGGAAGTGCATGACGCGCAACTGCAAGAAACGACGATATCACAGCTGGAAAAGGCGATGGACATCGTTGAGCAGGACATCCGCGGCAAGCGTGCGCGGCCCATCATCATGGAAAACGAACGAGATTTTGTAACTGAAGGAGAAGAGAAATGAAAGTAACGAAAACCCAAAAAATCATCAACTGGTTCGTCAAGCATCCGTCGTCCGACGTGAAGGTCGTGGCCAAGAAGTTTGATGCTGCTGTGCCTATGGTCTACAAGCTGCGCAAGCGAGCCATGAACACCGACGTGGTCAACGAGGCGGTGAAGGACGTGTTCCCTGCCCGCAAGATCACTTTGAATCCTGCGCAGGTAGCCTTGGCCAAGAAGTTCGACATCCCGCTCGAGACCTTTGTCAAAGCAGGCATCGCCAACGGCACGATCCAGTACGACGACGAGAAGCTCCCTGTTGAAGACGCATGCGAAGAGTGCGAGGACACGGTGGACGATGTCTTGAATGCCCGAGCCAAGAACTACGGCAAGTTCATCGAAGGCGCGGAGATCATGCAAATGGTCAAACGCTTGGTGCACAACTATGTTGAGCAGCGTGGCACGTCACTGGCATTCGACCAGCTCGAGGCGATTGACATGATCATCCACAAGCTGGGCCGCATCGTGAACGGCAACCCTGACCACCTCGACAACTGGGTGGACATCGCGGGCTACGCCACGTTGGTGGCCGACCGGCTGAAAGGGAATGTGCGATGACTGAAAAGAAGCTCAAGGTAGCGGCAGCTGACGCTCGGGTAAGGATTCTTGCTGCTTTGCGTGCGCACAACTACACAGGCAAAACGACTGAGCTGTCGGATTGGACATGCATGCAGGCGTCTGTGGTGCGCCGTGCGGGCTTGGTCATGGCGGCCAAGAACGAAGTGGAAGCGGTCATGGTTCCGGGCCGCGGCAAGGGGGAATACCGATTTACCCTGACGCAGCTGGATTTATTTTTGGATGCCAAGGCCACACCGAGCTTTTGGCAGCGGTTAAAATCCAAGCTGTTTTCATGACGATCTCCGGAAAAGGCTAGTGAAATCAAACCCCTGTCTGGGTCCCGACCACTGGATAAACACCGTGGCGTGAAGAAATCGGGTATGACGCTTACATCAAAAAGGGCCCCGTGGGGCCCTTTTACTTATCTCTTGTCCAGCCACTCATCCAGCCGTTCATGTGCCCACTTGCGCATGACCTCAGAGTCCATCTCCCTGCTGCTTGCCAGCAGTTCAAATCGATTTAGGCAGGTCGTGACTTTTGCCCTCTCTGCCTCCAAGTCCCATGTTGTCGGGTCCATGGCATTCGACCATTGAATAGTGTTTTGCGTCATTTGGCTTCTCCCCAGCTAGGTCCGATTTCCACGTCACAGCGGCTGGGCACAGACAGCTTCACCGCTTCGGTCATGATACGTGATGCCTCCAATGCTTCCTCGCGTGACTTCACGCTCACGGCCACTTCGTCGTGCACCTGCAGCATGGGGTTGATGCCTGCCTTCAGGAGGGCCACCATGCCTGCTTTTGTTTGGTCGGCTGCCGAGCCTTGGATGAGACGGTTCAGGCCCTTGTACGTGCCCGCACGCTTGACCCGTGAGCCGTATTCCACGATGGCCTGTTCGTAAGGCAGCGCCTTGTTCACGCCCCACTCCATGGGTTCCCACAGCGGGAAGCGGCACTTGCGGCCCAGCAGGGTGCGGATCGCGCCGCCTGATGCTGGGTGCTCGATGCGTTTCATCACGGCGTTGACTGTGCCCTTCAAGAACGGAACCTTCTTGTGGAAGGTATCGATGAGCTCAGAAGCCTCGTCCAAAGACAAATCTAGCTGCCCTGCAAGCTTGTTTTTGCCCATACCGTACATCAGCCCTAGGCCAATCGTTTTGGCGGCCTTGCGCTTGATTCCTGCCATGTCTGCGACCATTTGGTGGAAGTCGGTCTGTGGGTCGTTGTTGTAGGCGTCGACCATGGTCTCCGCGCCGGGCAAATTCAGCAGCGATGCGTAGTGCACCAGCAGGCGGGGCTCCTGTGATGAAAAGTCGTTGGATGCCCACAGCTCGCCCTCTTCCGGCAGGAAGAGACCGCGCACCATGGGGCCGATGATTTCGTGACGCGCAGGCACTTGCTGCAGGTTTGGCTGGGCCATGGACAGTCGGCCGGTGACCGTACCGCCATCATCCGAGCGCATCTGATTCACGTGCGGGTGGATGCGGCCAGTTTTGGCGCTGAAATCCATGTAGGGCTGCAAGAACGTGCTGTGTGTTTTGTTGGTCTCGCGGGCCTCAACAATCATCTTGGCCACGGGGTGGTCGCAAGAGTCCAAGAAACCTTTGGTGAAGCTGGGCTGGCCAGCTGCTGTTTTGCCGTACTGCACGCCCAGTTTGTCGAAGGCGTGAGCGATGGATGCAGCGGCCCAGATGTCCACCGTGGAGCCGCAGGCACTGCGCAGGTCTTTGTGAATCTGCTTCTCGCGCGCCACCAGCTGGTCGATGAGCTTGGCGCACTTCTCACGGTCAAAGCGAATCCCCTTGTAGGTCATGTTGAACAGGACGGGGAAGACTTCGGTCTCGAGTTGGAAGATGGACTCGACATCGTCGATGCGCATCTTGGTTTTGAATGCCTGCCACAGCTTCAATGTGAGCGCAGCGTCTTGCTCGGCGTAGTCGCCCACGTACATGGCCGGCAGCTTCCACAGCTCTTTCTTTGGGTGCACACCGAAGTCGGCTGCAGCCTGCTTCAAACCCTGTTCAGACTTGATCTCTTTGAGGTAATCGAATCCCAAGGCATTGAGGGAGAAGCTAAAACGATTCTCATCGAGTAGTGGGGCCGCAAGCATGGTGTCGTAAATGGTGCCGTTGACTTCGAAGCCCGAGGCACGGAGCCAGCCCAAGTCATATGCAGCGTTGTGCATGATCTTGTCTGCTTGCGTTTTGCAGACGTCTGCGACCCAGCGTTCGACGAGTCGCTTGTCGAGGTTACCGCCGCCTTGATGGGCGACAGGGTAATAGCCAGACCATCCCTCAACGGCGACAGCGTAGCCAACAATAAAACCATCGTTGCGAGGCCAGCCCGGTCCGAAAGATTCGAGGTGTGGGTCACAGGTTTCGAGGTCAATTGCAATCTCCTTGGCAGTGGATAAGTTGGGGAAAGATTGTGGAGCAACCCATTCAGTGTGGGTTGGAAACATAGGCATGGTTCTCATAGACGGAATCCTTTTTCTTGAAAGCGGGGGAGCACTAAGTGCAATGATTGCTTTGCGCGGGTAATGCCCACGTAAAAAAGTCGGTGGACGTTGTCGCCGTTATCTGCATATTCCTTGGCGAACTTTGGTGAAAGGTCCATGAGCAACATGACGTTGTCGGCCTCTCCGCCTTTGGCACCGTGGATTGTGGATAACTTGATGCGGCCAACGCTGGAGAGCTTTGTTTTGCGGCGCAGCACAGCGATCAAATACTCACGCTTGTCGTCAGGGATGCGGGACAGGGCTTCGTGCCAGATGGGGCTGCCCAGCAAGCCGTGGTCCTTGGTCAGCATGCCAAGGTCGTAGAACCGTTCGGCGTCGCCATTCTTGAAGGTCCGGTGTCCACGGGAGACGAGCTCACCGCCGAGGTATTTGTAGATGTCGGCCACCATGTCGCCGCGGACCATCTCACCCTTGCGCAGCTGTTCCCAGTACTGCACGGCGTGGACCATCTTCACGTTCAGGCTTGGCACCCCACCGCGCTCGAACAGGATGCCTTGGCTCTTGAGCCATTCGTGCACGGAGTTGAGCATGTAGTTGGTGGCGGCCATGATGAGCCACTGGCCTTCGCCCACATCGATGTCTTCAAAGCGGTAGTAGGTCTTGACCATGCCTTCGAAGTCACGGGCTTTCCATTCCTTGGGCTGGCGCTCACGGATGCGGTGGACGATGCTGTTGGCCAGTGCGTGCACGGTGGAGGGCACGCGGTAGGACTGCTGCAGCACAGTGATGTGGCCACGGAAGGACAGAAAACTCTTGACATCGGCACCCGCCCAAGTGAATACTGCCTGATCGTCGTCTCCGGCGAGGAATACTCTTTTCGCTTTCGCAGCCAAGGCTTCGACCATTTGCCACTGCAAACGACTTAAATCCTGCGCTTCGTCCACGATTAGAACCTCCAATGAGGGTAATCGGTTGTGGTCCACCACCGCCATCTCCAGCAAGTCGGTGAAGTCCAGCAGGTCCTTGGACCGTTTGTAGTGTCTGTAGCTACGCTCAACAAACTCAAAGTGGTACCACTCACTGTCGAGGCCGCACTGGTTGTAGTGCTGTCGCAAGTCG